GAATGCTCGAAATCGCGTTCCATGCGCTTTCGATAGGGTTCTCTATGAAGCCCCGAATGCTGTTGAACACGCCCTGCACCTTCGAGCCAAGGCCGGGGAATCCCAGCTTGTCGCCGATTCGGTCTGCGATGCTAACCGCCGTGCTCTCGGCAGCGTCAAGCTTCGAGCCGATGTTGTCTTTAATCGCGTTGAAGGCGTTTGCCGCTTGGCTCTTCGCCGTCTCCCAGTCGCCGTTCATCGCGGCTTGCAGAGCGCCAGCCGCAGAGCTGCCAACCGTCTTCGCGGTGTTCATGTCGTTCTGCACCGTGGAAGCGATTTGCCCGAAGGCCGAATCGGTGTTGCCGGTTAGGTTGTTCCACCAGTTAGACACGGTATCGACCGCGCCTTGTGCGAGGTTCCCGACGTTGGTTTTAAGATCGTTCCAAGCGTTCGAAGCGCCGGTTTTGATGTTCTCCCAAGTGTCGGAAGCACCTTGCTTCAACTGCTCCCACTTCTCGCCAACGCCGGTGCAGAAATCAGAAACGCCAGTGCTGACCTGCTCCCAGATTCCGCCCCAGAACTCAGGCACGCCAGCAAAGAAATCCTGCACGGCTTGCCACTTCTCCGAAATCCAGCCGGTGAAGTCAGACCACATCTGCTTACCCGTCTCGGTCTGCGTGAAGAACCACGTAAGACCAGCGACGGCGGCGGACACGGCGGCAACGCCAAGGGCGATAGGATGCGCGGCGATAAGCCCGGTAAAGCCCGTCCATCCGCTAGAGAGCGTGCCGGTGAGCATGCTTCCAAGACCGCCCGCCTTGGTAACGATGTTAGAGAAGCCGGTTCCGATTTTGCTTAGAAAGCCCGTATCGCCCATGAGCTTCTTAGCGCCGCCCCAAAGCTCGCCAGCGGTCTTGAAGGCGCTTCCCACGCCCTCTGCGGCTTCCATCGTCTTACCAACGGCTGTTGTCACGCCGCCGAAGGCGACGGCTCCTAGAGCGAGGTTGTTAACAAGCGTCTGCTGCTCTGGCGAAAGGTTCTTGTACCAGCCCGTGACGGTTTCGAGCGCGGGCGCGAGCGTGTTAAGAAGGCTCGTGCCAATCTCGGTAACGGCAGTCTTGACGGGCAAGGCCGCTTCGCCGAGTTCCTGCATGCTCTGGTTCATCTCGTTCTGCGCGTCGCGCGAAGCGAGAAGGTCTTTGTTCGTCTCTTGGTACTGCTGTCCAGCTTCGCCGAGAAGCCCGTTGAGCGTTTCGGTGATGAGCGTAGACCGCTCTTGCTGGTCGCTGCACGACGCGAGGGCGGCGTTGAACGCGTCTTCTTTCGTCTGACCCTCTGCTATCGCTTGGTTGAACGCTGCTTGCGCGTCAGAGTTGCCGGAAAGCGCCGCGCTCCACTGATCGGCGGAAATCTTCGACCAATTGAGGGCATCGGATAGGCCAGAAACGGCCTGTCCGGTGGAAGCGGCCTCTTGGGCACCCTCGGCAAGGTTGGTGATAGGTAGAGCGTCACCGAACACCGCAAAAGCGCCAGCGGCAATGTCTGTCCACTGTTGAAGCTCTTGCTCGTTCGTGGTCAGGCGCGCCAAGTTCTGCGCCGCTTCTGTCGCGGTGTCTTCCTCGCCAAGGATGCGGTAGAAACTCGAATAGACGCTTTGCGCCGTCTCGGCGGTGCTACCCGCCTGAGTGAACGCAACTTCGAGCTGACCGCTGCGCTGTATCGCTTCCTCTTGGCTCGATGCAAGGCCGGTGAGCGCGCCAGCCGCACCGATGATGCCGCCAGACAAAGCGGTTCCTGCGCTCGAAACCTTAGACCCGGCGTTTGAAATAGCGTCGGCGTTGTCCTCGATGGTCTGGCCGAGCTTGCCAAGCGCGGTCTTAGACCCTTCGGCCTGTCGCGCCGTGTCCGCAAGCTCGCTGCCGTAGCTGTCAAGCTGGCGCTCGCACTGCATGATCGCGCGCTTCAGGCTGTCGTACTGCCGTTCTTCCTGAGCCGTGAGCTGCGCGCCGCTCTGTTTCTTGCTCTCCAACTGCGCGAGCGCCTGCTTGTAAGCGTCAAGCTTCTGCTTCGTCTCGCCGTAGGCAGAGTTGAGCGCCTTTACCTTCTGCTCTAGCAGCTCGGTGTTTCCGGGGTCGAACTTCAGCGCCTTGTTGATATCGCGCAAGTCGCTTTGGGTGTCGCGCGATGCTTGCTGAACCTTCTTCAGGGCGCTTTGCAGCTCGGTAGTGTCGCCGCCGAACTTGATAACAAGCCCCTTGTAAGTGACCGCCACGTAATCACCCCTCTTCGGTTGTCAAAGTCCCATGAGTGCTTGAAGCAACGCGCCCTCGCGGGTGCGCTGCCGTCAAGAACTCACTTCACGTCATGACCAGAACGCGGCTTCTGCCTTGCGCGCCTTCTCGTCCTCGTCGTAGTACGCCGCAGCGTCGGCGTAGAACGCGTTAATCTCCAGAAGGTCTTTAACCTGCCGGTAGCTCATCATCTGAAGGTCTGAGAGCGTCAGTCCGCATTGCTGGCAGTTGTAGATGTATCGCGCGTCGCACGCGTCTTGCAGGTTACTTGGAA